CCTGCCATCGGATCTTTGAAAATTAAAATCACGGATTCTATAAGTTTACTGAACCATTCGGCTATTGGGTCCCAATATTTTGCCATGAATGATTCACCATCTACACCAAACATGCTTAGTAACGCTTTTAGTCCGGCCCGAACTGCTCGACCAACAGCTGCACCTATCTCTTTAAAGAATCCCAATATAGCTGCAATCCTTTCACCCCAATCCATCTCACCCCAACCTGCAAACCTTTTCTTAATGTTTTCAAACATTGTTGTAAGGTTGGTCATGGTATCATCCCACCAGGTCAAAAGTGCTGGAAAGGCCTTATTCTGGCACCATTCCCATATTGCTTTAAGGGTAGGTTTAATTTTCTCATACCACCACTTTTTTAAGGTGGGTATCAATTTCTCTTTTACCCAGACCATCATTTGTTTAAAATATTTACTGTTAAAAAATGCCAATAGGAGGGGAATAAGTAACATTAGCGCCATTTTTTTGAGACTGAACATGCCTTTTATTTTTTTAAGGCCAGCCCCAACGGCTTTACCAGTCGCCTTTGCTATACCTCCGCCGGGGACTTTTTTAGCGAACCGGGCTAATTTTGATTGCTCTAATTGTTTTCTTGCAATCTTCGTAGCGTTTGCTACACCCTGTTTCGTGGCTTCTACACCCTTTTTTAATATATTTTTAACGCCCTCAAAATGTTTAGAGATATTGGAACCAATTTTTTTCGCTGTCTCTTGGCCTTTACTCAAATGACGACCAAATATACTATCTAATTTCCCTATCCCGGCCGCGGCCAATTCCCTGGCCTTGGCTGCATCTTCTTTAGCACCCTCTTGAAACCCGCGTAATATCTTATAAGTGTCTTCTTCTGCTTTGGAAGATTTTGGTTTCTTTTTCTTTCCAGGTTTTAGCCACCCTACCATTTTTTTGGTGGCATCGCCGACGCCTTTGCCTATTAACATTGCTAGAGGACTTCCGCCGGTTACCATGGCCGCAAACCCAGCCATTATCTTGTCTGCATGTTCCGCCATCGTATCAATAAGTTTATTTATTTTCCCATGCAACTTTTCGTCGTTTTCATCAGGACCAGGTGTAACTGGTTTATCTGAGTTTCCTTCTTCATCCACATTACGTATAGTACGTTCGTGTTGTTTAATAGCGCCGGTCAGCTCTTTAGTGGCATCGACCTGATCTTCGTTGCCTCTCCTCACACCCTTCTCCAATACCTTCCCCCGGTTCTCGGCGTCTACTGCGTTCTCAGGCGCTGCCGACACGGCCGCCGGGCCGGCGGCCGCCGTTACATCTCGCCGAGAATTAGGATCAGATGATTTAGTATCAGTAGTAGTAGGAGGGCCCACGGTTTTTGGCATTTACTTTTTAGATTCCCTTTCTCTTTCTTCTTTTTCTTCCTTAAGGTGTTGCAACAACAAATCTACATATATGTGCCTTTCAAATGGTATCATGTTATCTAACTCTGTTAAGGAGTATTTATGATGCTGCATAAGTCCAAAGTTAGTGTGATAATGGTTAGCTAAACTTTCATGTGAAAGGCCTATGTAAAAAAATCTTGGAGACCCTCCAAATCTATGCTATTGGTGTCTTTACAACTACTACAGATATAAGAAATGTTGTGTTTTAATGATGGCATAGTCACAAAAAATTCATTAATCTGTTCAAATTGTTTGTTCGTACAGCTCTCCAAGAAGGAGGACATTTCGTCCCGTGTATATTCTGTTGATTCATAAACATTATCGCCTTCCCATATCTTATCAATACACGAAATGACCATTTCAAACAGTTGTTTAACTTCGTTGTCCTTTGTTTTGAATAATTCAAGTACCGCAATAGTAGGATACTTCATCACAAGACCAATGTTCTTTTCTGGTGACAATAGAATGTTTTTCTCATGACCTTCAGGATAAGTAACTTTGATGTCATTGATATTGATTTTAATGTCTTCAAGATGTTTACATTCTTCACCTTTACTATTCTTCTCGTCAGGATGGCGAACTTGAAGGTCTATAATTTCACCAACAGATTTGCCTCTAATGTTCAAAAAAAGATATTCAATGTCAAAAGATGGTAAGGATTCTACATCAATACCTTCTGTCATAATACAATTTTTGAGTGTAGTTCTTACAGCATTGAGAATATCATTTTCATCTCTTGATTCCATAGCAATAAGGAAAACCTTTTCTTCCTTAACTAAGAATGGCCTGAATTTAACCTTCTCTTTCGTTGAAGGCAATTGTAAATCAAATGTTGGTGTTGTTAATTGTGGTAATGTCATAATCACTCCTTATAATGATAATAGGTTATTGTGCGTTCAAAAAGTTCGATATATTATGAGCCGCAGCTGGTACACCTGTTGCAGCCCCCAAAGCTTGAGCCACTCCTGGGGACATTTTAGAAGCAAATGCACCTGCTATAGCACTTCCAGCAGATGCAAGAGCTGGTAAAGTTTGCATCGGTCTAGATTCAAAAGAAAGATTCTGCCAGCTTTGGTCCCTTTCCCACCTTTTATATGCAAATTGAACTGTTAGTTTCATAGCTGTATTTGTGTCTGTTCTATTCGCTGATAATGGATTAACATTAAGAGGAAATGCTTCACAAAGTTTTGCACTATAGACTTTGGTTTGGTTGGCGGGCTCATATTGAGAAATTATGATGTCTGCTTTATAATCATCGTAATAACGAGCATTATATTTGGGTGCAGGTCCTTGTCCTACATTATCTAATCCACAAATATATTCCATCCATGATTCAAAAAACACTTTTTCTCTCAAAGCAGTACTAAGTAGAAAGGTCATAACTATAGGAGATACCGTTATATTATACGGTACTTGGTGTAAAGGACCATACACTCTATGAGTGATTACACTGGCCCCACGACCTGGAAACTCAACTGATTCACACCGAAAGTTCAAAAAATCATCAGAACTAGGATATGTACCACCAGAAGCCTCTGCCATTTGGTTTAGAGGTCCAATATTAGGCATTGCTGCTGGTCCAATAAACACCTCAAACATGTTTGTTTTAGCGATACCAAATTTATTTACGTTGCTTAAGAAGTTGGTTATGTTGAACGCCATTACTTTCTTCCTTTGATAATTTGTTGTGATTCTTTCCAAACTTGCTGTTGTGTTGCTTTCTTGAATCTTGCAAGTGGTAAAAATATGGCTATATCCCATTCAGAAGCCGAGATGTTCAAGAGTCTGGAGTTCATCTGACTTTTCAAATAGTGTTTAATGCATGGTTTGAACCATCTAAATTTGGAAGCGCCATTAAGTAGGTCATATGATAGTCTAAGTTTTGTTTTGTTGTCATATTTCTTATTTGTTGTTACACCATATAACGCATCCATAAGCAATGCCCGCATCTTAAGTGGTAAATAATGCATATTGATCCCCAAAAATCCGCCAGGCGCATCGTCTATTGGAAAGACGCAAGGAAAAATATCATAATATGGCAGTGTCTTTTTCCATTTCGGATTGTACTGGAACATATACATTTCGCCAATTATGTGTTTTCCCCTAAATCGTGCCTTATCTTCTGGTTTCATCACCTGTGCCTGCGTAACGGTTGTCCGCTCCGCTTCATCCCTATACCAGTCTCTTGCTGCCTGTGTCCTAGCAGGTATCTGACCTGCTCTAACGCCTTGGGCTAGTAGTTTATCAAAGACATAAGCTACCATTGAAATTTACGTCTTTTTCTGTTATGATTAACCATTGCCAGTTTTTCCTCTCACAGTATTTTTCTGCTGATTCCCATTTGCTTCTATTTATATCATATGTGAGAACTTCTCTTAGATATTTCTTGGTTTGCCGTTTGCGCTTTCTAGGCTCCACAGTCTCACTATGTGGTTTGACTTCTATGAGGGTTGTCTGCTTCTGCCCATTTTTGTCTATGGATTGTATCAGAAAATCTGGAAAATACCTTGCAATGCGACCCTTGATGTTGTTATAATATGGTATGGGAAAGGGTTCGGATGCCCACCTGACGATATTGTCGGTCTGGTCAAAATAACTCATCATTCTACGTTCCCATAATGAACGATATACTACGTTGTCCTTGTCACCAACATATTTCTCAGGGTTCTTTAATTTGTA